ATGAGGGGATCATAGACAAGTTGGACAAGATCGTGGAAGCCTACCAGGGCGGGTTTGGGCTGGTGGAGAACTTGCCAGATGAGAACAAGAACGCTACAGAGTTAGTCAAGGATGAGATGCTTTGGCTGGTTGCGAACAGGGCTGAGATTGCAAAGGATGTTCCGGCATTGGAAAACCTGATCGATGATCTTACTGCTCTTCATATGAAAACCCTGTATAAACTCGAAAACCTGAGGTGATATGATGGCCGCCAGTGGATACACTCCGATCCAGTTGTACCGCACAACGACTGCCGCAGCGGTTCCGTTGACCGCCAATCTTGCGCCGGGTGAGCTTGCGATCAACATTGCCAATGGCGATATGGCGTTGTTCGCTGAGAACGCCAGCGGCACAGTCACACGCCTGATTAACAACCCGGCGGGGTTGAAGTATCCTACCGCAGACGGAACCGCGAATCAGGTGGTGCAGACCAACGGGTCTGGAGTCTTGTCGTTTGCGGCAGCGGCGTCAGGCACCGTTACGAGCGTGGCAGCGACCGTCCCGAGCCTTCTGAGCATCTCTGGTAGCCCGATAACCAGCAGCGGTACGCTGGCAATCACTTATTCTGGAACGGCTCTTCCAGTAGCCAACGGCGGCACGGGCCTGACCACCCTAACCGCCAACAACGTCATCTTGGGCAACGGCGCATCGGCACCCGGTTTTGTTGCACCCAGCACCAGCGGTAACGTGCTGACTTCTAACGGCACAACTTGGGCAAGTGCAACACCTGCCATTGTCGCCGCAGGTGCGCAGATATACACCGCGCTTAACTTTGGAGGCTTTTGACCATGCCCGTCACCGCGACACCGATCTTTGCGCAAACACCGTATGCTAAGACACTTACGCTTGCCGCGCAAACAGCGTGTACCACTCGCGCCCCAACGGCCACAGCATCGCTTGCTGGAGCTAACATCATAGCTTTTGTTCCGGTTTCCACCAATGGACTGAGGATTGACTCCATCCAGGTAAACGCCGTTGGCACGAGCATCAGCACTGTAAACGCCGCTCAGCTTGTTAATATCTGGATGTGGGACGGCACGACTGCTTTTATGATTTTGGAAATTGCGGTTACAGCAGTTACTCCAAGCACAACGGCAGCGTCTTTCACCACAACCTACACGTTCCCGGCACCGCTGGTGCTGCCTGCTGCATTTGCTCTGTATGCCTCTACGACCGTAACCACCACGGCGGCTGGCACTGCGTTGCAGGTCACAGCGTTTGGCGGAGCATACTAAAATGCCAACGGTCTCTTCTGCATTTGTTTACAATCCGGTTGTACAGCCCAATCTTGTCAGGGCTACGCTGACGAGTGCAGTTGAGCCAACAACCGTCACTGCTGTGGCTGCTACGGGAACGATAATTTACGAGATCAACTCTCAATCTATCTTGTACGCCACAGCAAGTGCGGCGGCTAACTGGACGTTAAACATCACGTTCTCCAAAGCCCGACCGTTGAACTCATACCTTGCGGTAAACCAAACCATTTCCTGTGTACATATCGTGGCGCAGGGTGCAACGGCCTACTACAACAGCGTGCTTCAGATAGACGGGACTACAGTAACTCCTAAGTATCAAGGCGGCACTGCGTGGACTGCGGGTAATGCCTCAAGTTGGGATATTTACACCTACACCATTACTAAAACGGCAGATCGCACGTTCATTGTGTTTGCCAGTCAGACTCAGTTCAAGTAAGGAATAATTTATGCCCGCGATTACCACAAGAGGTGCTTTATCTGCCAAGGCGTTTGGCTGGAGTGGTAAAACTGCCGTTCCTCCCGGTCAACAACAATATATAATTGCCGGCACATATTCTTGGGTTGCTCCTGCTGGCGTAACTTCTGTATCTATTGTTGCTGTTGGTGGCGGCGGCGGCGGGGGTAACGCAAGGGAGTCAAATTATAGAAGCGGGGGAGGTGGCGGCGGCGCTCTTAGATATGGCAACAACATAAGCGTCACTCCGGGTAACTCATATTCCTTAACTGTAGGCGCTAAAGGGGTAGGAGGGGCGGCCCCTAACAATAATCCCGGTACTGCTGGTATAGCTTCATGCTTCATTGGTTCTGTAATAGCAGGGGGAGGGGCAGCGGGACTCGCCGTGTCCACGTACTTCGGAGCCGGGGGCACTGGGTCTGGGGGTACTGGTGGCGGAAGCGGTGGGAACGGTGGCAACAATGTAGGTGCTGGAACCGCCCCGCGTATACAAATATCCCGTAACACCTCGGGGGGTGGCGGTGGTGCAGGCGGATACGCAGGCGCTGGTGGAATTGGTGGTAATGGTGCGGGCGCATACCCCTGTTGCCTCAACACGGCATTAAGTGGCACGGGTGGGAGCGGCGGTGGAGGTTCCTCCTATGGTAGTAATGGTGCGGCGGCTGGCGGTGGCGGTGTTGGTATTTTGGGGCAAGGAGCGTCTGGGGTTGCGCCCTGCTCCGGCGCTGGCGCCCCCGGTGGTGGTGGAGGCAGTTCAGGAACGGCGGGTCAAAGCGGCGGTTCTTTGGAGGCAGCAGGTGGGGCAGGTGGGACGTATGGCGGTGGCGGCGGCGGGTCGTTCACAGGTGGGCCGTATATATGTTGCCACTTCTACTACTCGGGTACTGGGGGCGCTGGGGGCGTTGGAGCAGTTCGCATCATCTGGCCCGGAACAACACGCTCATTTCCATCAACTTGCACAGGCAATCTTTAATCTGGAGATAGCATGAACCTTTATATTGAAACAGAAAACGGCGTGACCAAAAATCACCCCGCTTATGAGGACAACCTCATTCAAGCGTTTGGTGAAATTCCTGAAAACTGGGAACTTTTTGTGCGTGTTGAGCGCCCCGTTCTCGGCGTTTACCAACTGCTTGAAAGTGACGAAAGTGTCTATGCCAAATTGGATGGCGTCTGGACTGACGTATGGGCAGTACGCGACATGACGGCGGAAGAAAAGATTGCCAAGCAACAGGTTTCCAAGGATGCTTGGGCCGCATTGCCAAACAGAGATAACTTCACCGCATGGGTATTTGATGCGGCCGCACTAACCTACGTTCCGCCTATTCCGCGCCCCGAAGGCAATGTGGCGTGGGATGGAGCAACAAATACATGGAGGGAGCGCCAGATATGGCCCGACGATGGAAAGGTTTATAGGTGGGACATTCCGTCTTGGTCTTGGGCTGAAGTTATCTAACAGTTTAGCGCAACTGTAAGAGGCTTAGTATGTGCAAAATCACATCTATAGAAGCAGAAGCGCCTGTGGTCACTGGACCGCAGATATTTACCTACTTTCCAACGCTGATCTACACGATCAGCAAGCCAGAGTTCTTGGAGGCTGCACGGGCTGTATGCGACGAGCATATCGAGAAGGCTAAGGTTGATCACGATCTGAATGAGATTTATCCGGTCTACATGACCGGCAGCTTCTACGACGATCCGCGCATGAAGGAGATGTCCGACTTCATTGGTCAGACGGCTTGGGAAATTCTTGCAGGCCAAGGCGCTGCGATGAACGGTTTAAGCACCTACTTCTCGGAGATGTGGTGCCAACAGCACTACAAGCACTCCTCGATGGAGCAGCACGTCCACGGCCTTGGCTCGCAGATCGTCGGGTTCTACTTTACGCAGACGCCGGAGGATTGCTCCCGCGTTGTGTTCCACGATCCCCGCGCTGGCAAGATGATGTCGTCATTGCCGGAGGCTGATGGCAGCATGGCAACACCGTCAAGCATGATGATAAACTTCAAGCCGGAGCCCGGGTTGTTGATCTTCACCAATTCATGGCTAGCGCATTCGTTTACACGTCAGGCTGGCAAGGAGCCGATCCAGTTCATCCACTTTAATCTTGGTGTGCGGCAGGAGATGACGGTTGGCTGTCCTGCCCCGGCAGCGGAGATCATATGAGCATGATCGTCATCCGCTTTAACAAGACCAAAGGTATGGATGGTAGGGGCACTGTTGACCATGTTTGGCGTGTGTTTGAAGATGAAAAAGAGTATCTCTTCAAAAATGTGCAGATAAATGTTAACTCTTGGGGTGAAAAAACGGGTGAGGATTGGAGCATTGTTTGCAAGGGCTTGCTTGTCATTGACCGTCCCACTTCCACAGCTATTATCAACAGCGCGGAGAACTAGCCCATGAACCGCATCGTCGCACTTGCATCGCTCCTTGCTATCGGCTCAACGGCGGTTATTGCTGGCCCCGCTCTCCAAATATGCCACGGTGAATACGCGCTGTGCGCGGCGTCCAGCACGGACGCCACTGGTAGGAGCATCGTGGTCAACGGCATTACGTTCCGCGAGGGCGTGTCGGTTTGCCCGGTTCTTCATGGGCCAGCCATTGCGGACATGAACCTGATGGGCGGGTCCTGCAAGGCTCCGCCGGGCAAGGTCTGGAGCTTGTTCTCCAATGTTAAGAATTTCCCCCAGGCGCCTACTTGGGCTGTAATGCCTGAGGTCGTTCGTGCGTTCACAACAGCGCCCACCCCTGGCGGCG